AATGATTCTTGTGATTCGGACAGTAATTTTACCATTCTTTCTTTGTTCTCGTTATTTAGGTTTTTATATAATTTAGACACCATTTCTCGGTCTTCTTCGGCTAGAACACCAACATTACCATCCTTCAATTGGTATGCTTTTTCCACATAGAAAGTTTCGGTAATTTGTTGTTTTTCTTGTGTATTAATCGAAGTAGAAGAAATCATTAAAGGTGCAACAGATTCCAATAAAGTTTTTGTTTCGTTGCGGTAAATTTTTTCCATAAGAGTAGCAGCACGTTCTCGCAATTCTTCACTTAAAACTGTGTGGAATTGTTCGTTTTTACCTCTGAGAATCATCTCTACTAGTCTTTGGGGAGTAGTCATTGTTGTTGTTCTTCTTCTTCTGGTTTCTCTTGCTCTGGTTGCTCACCAGCCATCATTTGTTGATACTGTTGCATTTCCTGAGCTTCTATTTGTTTCTGCATCTCTCTATTTATTTGTGCATCAATTTCTAAAATTTCTTCATCGGATTGCTTTAGGAAGTATTTTCTGACGTAATCATTGGAGAAAAATCTACCAATATATGGAGTTACTGCAGCAATAATATCCAATCTTTCTCTCAAAATATCGTTATCCTTTAGTTCAGCAAAATAAGAATCATTATTGAACGTAAAGGTTATATCTTGATTGATACGACCCCAATCCTCTTCACTCATGATTCCTTTAAGTAGAACTTGAGTTCTTAGAATGTCTATGAATAGTGTGCTAAATCGATGGCGTAAACGATCAATAAACTTGTTGAATCTAACTTCATCTCGGGTGATTTCAGCAGATCGCCCCATATTAAATCCACTGTCTCCCATCATTCTTGAAAGAGGAACACCTAATGCTCTGAATAACTTTTGTTGCAAATACAACACGTCTTCCATCTGACCCAGGTTTTGTCCACCGTCTAGAGTGGTTATTTCAGTACCACGTCCGCCTTCGCGGCGTGGCATCCAAAAATCTTCAAGCATGCTCATGTGGTTGCGTTCGTCACGAATCTGGCCTGTTGTTGGATCGTAAAGAATCTTGTTGCGATACCTGTTCATGATTTCGCGCAAGTATTGTTCTGCTTTTTGTTTTGGTAGATTACCTACGTCCACATAAAAAATACGACGTTCTGGAGCACGAGAAATGCGGTAAATGGCAACTGCGTCTTCAATTTGACGAAGTAGATTCAGTGGACGAACTGCTTTTTGTAGATACCCTACAACTCGCTTTGTTGCTGAATCAATAATACCAGAATGGGCGTAAGCCACGGTATCTGGAGCAATCTTCCAACCAGCACTGGTTGTTGGGAATGCGGATTCTCGGTCAGTATCGGCGTAAACAAAATATTCTTGAATACTCTTAACTGGAGAAAAAGGAGCTTGACCACCATATACTGTTTTATCTTTTTCTACTTTTCTGACCTTTTTAATCTTGACAGGATCAACAGGAATAAGTTCCGTTATACCTTTTCTTAAGTCATTTTTATCAATTTTTTTATAGTAAAATACTTTAGAATCAATATACCATCGTCTAAAAATGTCTGTGGCTTTATTTGAAAAATCCATCATCTTTAAGATGTGGTTGTATTCTGCGTATATTTTTGTTTTGATTGGTTCTGAAAGGTTTACACGATCCAAATTTAATTTTATTGGTTTTCTGTCTTGGTCTAGTACAATAGCTTCATTCACAATGTCTTCAATAGCAGCATCCACTTCTGGATACAGTGCCATGGAACGATAATGTTGAATCATTTGGTTTTCATCACGGACTGCCCCAGAGAAGTCCACAAACGTACCAAATACACCACCAGTTTCTAAAATATAAGAACCGTCATACGAATCCGGAGTAATAATATCCGTAGTTTGCTTGACTGATTCTTGTTTTTTCTTACCTATACTAAACCCAAATAGTTCTAATTCCATATATTTACACTTTCTTTTTTGTGCTATGGTATATAGCTATTTTTTTGGGGTTTGTTAATCTATAATGCTTTTACGGTATGATCTGGACCTTCATAGTGACTATACTTTATAGTGACCGCAAAAGCAGCAATAGTATTATCTTGACTCATATCTAATTGCAGTGCTCCGATAGCTATTGGCCAACAATTTTTAAGTGTAAATTGTTTGATTTGGCTTGTTCCGTTCGGATCTAATTGTGTAACAGTCCAATCAGCAGGAGCAAATGAATTTTTAGGAACGGGAGGAGTATCGGTATCTGAACTTTTATTATTGGCGTGATCGTTTATATCATTATGCCATTCGTGAAATGCTTTATAAAGAGTATTTTTTGATCCTGTATCATCAACAACCACAATCTGCCAAGGAGCATATTGTCTATCTCCGGGAAAATTGATTGTTCTGCCTCTCCAATTCATAGAAATTGGATTTATAATTGATTCTGGAAGTGTTGCAGATTTAATGTGAAATTTTGTAGTAGTGTTTGTTACTGAGCCACCGGATGTCTTTATACTTTTTATAGGACCGCTAACAACAAAACGATTTACACGAGTACCGCCATTAAAATTATCAATAAATTCTTGTATACTATGATTGTTGGCCATATAAAATTCCTTTTATGAAGTAGCTTCCACAAGAGTATAAGTAAAGTGAGTATACATTATACTTACAGCAAATTGTGAAAGAATGTTGTCTTGTGCCATGTCTAATTGAATTGGTCCTACAACTGTTGGCCAGCAATTTTGAATATTAAAAGTTTTAATAGGACTGACACCATTAGCATCATATTGTATAACAGACCAATCTGTAGCAAAATTATTTCTGGGGGCAGTAACAGCAGAACCAATAGTATTGGTATTATCTACATGACCATTTATCTCCTCACTCCACGCATGAAATAATTTATGCAGATTAGAACTTCCGGTATCATCTAAAATTGTTATATTCCAGGGTTTGTAAATACGATCGCCAGGATAACTCACAGTTCTGCCTCGATAATTAATTGGTATTTCACCAACAATAGCTTCAGGTAAAGTCGCAGATCTAACATAAAATGCAGTAAAATCATCCGCACCGCTTCCAGCACCTATATTTCCTGTTACTTTGAAACGATTTAATCGAGTACCGCCATTGAATCCGCTAATAAAATCTGATATGCCTTGGCTCATTTAATACTCCTTAGACAGTTTGCGTATCTACGACTTCACCGGTATCGGATGCCAAAATTCTCAGTGTTATTGTTACTGCTGGGTATATAAAGGTGCAGTATACGTCTAAAACCAATTTACCAGAATTTACAATAACGTTTGTATTATTAGTTTCATCACAAACTATTCTGTAATCAGTAACACCATTACTGGCTTTAAGAGTGTCCATGATTGGTGTTGTGCTATTTATTACTTGTTGTCTTAGTGATGCATTATTAGATTGATATAAGAAACTTTTCAGCACATTGATCATTTGTTTCTTAATGTACAAAGTAGTCATCATTGTATTGATCTTTGATGACGCTGATGTTGCAGCAGTGTATGGATAAGAAGTAATATTACTTAACAGGAATGTTCCCTCTCCTGGAATAGAATTTATTGCATTTACTCCTCCGGCACTGAAATAAGTAATATCCGAATCTGTAAATTTTTGAGTTAGATACAAAACATTTAAAATTCTTCCACGGCTCATGCCTGCAGGAGTAATCCAAATATTGTCTGTTTGTGCAGTTCTAGAAAAACAACCTGCTATGTCTGGTCCTAGATGTATTTCGTAAACAGAAGCAATACCTCCATTTACATATGTAAACTTTTTACGACCGGCAACAAATACTTGATATTTACTGCCACTAGTAATACCAAAATCGGTAGTAAAACCAGAATATGCGGATGACATGTTCAGTGATGCAATATCTCTATAATTTCCAATAACTGCAATACAATCTTGACGGGTATTTGCAACACTGGAAGCAGCTCCTGACGAGAAAGTATTACCACCTTCAAAAACAAGATCTAATTGCACTAAATTTTTATTGTGTAATATTGTGTTAGTTAGACCCAAAACACCATTAGAATTATAATAAGAACCAGTAGATCCTGTCGCACCAATCACGCAAGAACCACCATATTGTAAATAATTCCACACCGAAAACCACTCGGTAGCCCAGGCTCCAGTAGGACCACTAGTACTAAAAGGAGAATCGCTTAATCTACCTAACCAGTTGTTGCTACTAGGAACAGTCATTAATCCAATTTCTACTTCTGAAGTTCCAGCAGAGCCGGTTGTACCAAATAGTTTGACAAGTCCATTGTAAGAAACCATTCCAGAATTTAGTGTTTGTGGCATTGTTATTAATCCTTTTATATTAGATTACCAGTATTTATCGTTTTAAAAATTTTGCGAATTATCTTCAGTATCATAAGAACTAATAAATCCAAAACTAAACCAGTCATCATCTTCAATTTTTTTAATTTCGCCCTCAAAAAGCTCTTTTCTAATGTCAATATTAGTAATTTCTTTAAAATAAGATTGTTTTGTGAGCCAAGAAAATAACACTAAACACATAACCAAATCATCGGTATGACCGTCATCTGCACTAAAACTGTTCCATTTTGCCACAAATGACAATAATTCTTTTATTATTTCTTCATCTTCAATAATAAGTTTATCTTGTTCCACTAAACTTTTTAAAATAGAACATCCTAATTTTTTTACTATTGCAGTGGTTCTGACTCCAAATAAGGTTTCTCCTTTACCAAATCCACCATTCAATACCATTCCAGCCCGTCCTTTATTCATGCTGGTTAGTAAATTGTCGTATTCTAGATCGTAATGTAAAATGTCAGCA